TGTGAAAACATGGGAGAATCAGAGTTATCCGTCGAAATTCAACGACTCCGGAAAGAATTTTCAGGCGCGGATGAAAACAAAATAAACGCATTGGAAGCGCTAATCGAACAAGCAGCGCATGAACGCATCTATTTACGTAGGTTGAATGAGCAGGCAAGCAAAAGCGGGTTAATTAAAATGCACCCAGACAAGCCGACAATGCAGAAGACTTTGCCGGTATCCGGAGAAATAACGAAGCATTCTGCGACGCTAACCAACATCACGGATAAATTGATGAAGTATTTGGCAGTAGAACCAGAGGAAGAAGACGATGGGCTGAGTGATTATGAGTAGAGGAGAATTGGTTGCAGAAATTGCAGCCGCGGCCGGGGTGACGGACGCGGAGCAAACAGTAATAATTGATAGCATAGTAAATGACATCATTCTGGGCATTCAGCTGATGTACCCATCCGAGATATTAATTTCAGAAATAAACGCCGATAATATCGCAGACATTAAAAGAGAAACATTACGACGGTACCGGTATGGATAGCATTAAAGACTTAATTATAAAGTATCCTGAGTCGCTTCTTATTGACTACATCGAGAAATGTAAAAAAGGTGGAATTATAGTCGGAAAAGAACTGATGGCCATGCTTGATATATTCGTTGAGAACTTTAGAGATCCAGATGTCACGATAGACTTTACCGAGGGGCTTAAGCGCATCGATTTTATTGAAAAGGAGTGCCGGCACGCAGAGGCGCCATTCGCAGGCAAACCGTTTAAGCTCGAGCTATTCCAAAAAGCGTTTATTGAATCGATTTACGCTTTTTATATTTATGATGATGAAGTACATGGATTGGTGAGGTTATACCAGGATGTGCTTTTTTTAGTTGCCAGAAAAAACGGAAAAACGCCATTAATCAGTGCCATATGCCTGGCTGAGTTCTTTGTGGGCGAAAAAGGAACAAAAATCCTGTGCAGCTCCAATGATTATGTCCAGGCGGATCTGGCCTTCAGCGCGATCGATGCCATGCGCGATCAAAGCCCGAAGCTGGAGAAGGTGACCAGAAAAAACATAAAAGGAATTTTTTTTGGGAACCCGAAGAAGCCAAAGCGTAAAGGAAAATTCAGCTATGCAAACAAGGGAAGCATTCTAAAGATATCTGCAAAAACCGGGGCAAAAGAAGGAAAAAACATCCGGGTTGGGATGTTCGATGAAACCCACGAGCTTAAGGACGATTCCGCAGTTATGCCGATCAGGCAGGCACTATCCACACAGGATAACCCGCTGTATTTTGAATTGACTACAGAGGGATACGTGCAGGATGGTTATCTGGATAAACGGCTGGCAGAGGCCCGACAGGTTCTGAAAAGAGAACTTGAACGGCCACGATGGAACATATGGATGTATACCCAAGATAACGACACTGAGATTTGGACAGACGAAGCAACATGGGTAAAAAGTAACCCCGGGTTAGGGGTTGTGAAAAAATATTCTGCCATACGGAAATTACTTGAAGAGGCAAAAACAAACAGTGCCACCAGGGCGGCGCTACTGTCAAAGGATTTTAATTATAAACAGTCTGGCGGAGCTGCGTGGATGCAGCAGAATGAGATACTGAACCAGGTAGCATTTGATATTAATGATTTCATTGGATGCTTCTATATTTCAGGCAACGATTTTGCCGAAACAACAGATCTTTGCGCGTCGACGCTGCTGCTTAAAAAGCCGAACGATCGAATAAATTATTTTTATTCCCACTACTGGATACCGGAAAGCAAGTTGAGCATGAGCCCGGACGATGTAGATTACAGAGAATGGGAAAGAAAAGGATATTTGACTATTGTACCAGGAAACAGTGTCGAAAGTTCCATGGTGGCAGATTGGCATTTTGAATTAATGGAAGAATACGACTTGAAACCATTTAAAAGCGGGTATGATAATCGCTTCGCGAAAGATTTTATTAATCGCTACGAAGAAATATTCGGCGAGAAAATTGCGATAAATATCCCACAGGATTTTAAGGTATTGGACAACCCTATGCGGACACTGGAAGCTGATTTGAGAGATAAGCTTGTTAATTACAATAACTCAGAGGCTGATTTTAAATGCATGTGCAATTCAGGGATAAAAGTGGATCCCGTGGGAAGGATCATGCCATGCAAAAGAGCTGAAACAAAAAGAATTGATGGCCTGGCAGCAATGGTTGATGCGTACGCCGCGCTTGAGTGGCACAGGTCAGAGTTTATGAATTTAATAGAGTAGGAAGGAGGGAGAGTATGGGAATTTTTGATTATCTAAAAAGCATATTACCAAAGAATGAAGCAACTATGTATCAAGCTTGGATAGCAAACAGTCAGCCGATTTTTACGAGCTTCGGGAAAAACATTTACCTATCAGATTTTGTAAATAATGCAATTGATCGAGTGGCGAGTGAAGTTTCGAAGATTGTTATCAAAAGCGGCGTTGAAATAAACGATACAATGAAAATACAGAACGACGACATCACACGATTATTCCGGTTTAAGCCGAATCCACTGCAGACGACAAGTGACTTTCTCTCAAACGTCGAATGGATCAGGCGCAAAAACGCAAATGCATTCATCTATCCGCAATATGACACATTGACGATGCCAAACGGCCGGCAGTATAAGCGGTATACAGCGTTTTACCCGCTGAAACCGTCAGCGGTTTATATCGGGGTGAATGGTGGACAAGCCTGGGAGGTTAAACTCGAGTTTGAAGACGGGTCAAGCTACACGATGCCGTACGCAGATTTGATACACGTACGGTGGAGAAGAGGAGTAAACACTGTTATCGGAGGCGGAGACGATGATGGCAAAACAAACAATTATGACATCATCCGGACGATAGATGCTTTAGACAAAACAATTCAAGGCCTCCCAAAAAGCATCGAAGCGAGTCTGCAGGTAAAAGGAGTATATAGTGCTAAAACGCTGGCAGACTCAAAGAAATTATCAAAAATACGAGATGATTTCGAGAGCCATATTGCGACAAGCAAAAGTGGGATGATTGCGACTGATCTGGGTGGGGAATTTACGCCGGTTAGGATTACCGCGCCAGATATATCAGATACCGCAATGAAATTTTTGAAATCAGTAATACAGGAACGCTACGGAATATCCGCAGCAGTATTAAGCGGAGACTATACCGGCGAGCAGCACAGCGCATTTTACCAGACAGCCATCGAAGATTTTGTTGTCCAGTTTGAACAAGCCATGACAGCATGCATATTTACACCAAGAGAGCAGGATGTCGGCCATCGGATCAAGTGCTATTACAGCAAGGTCAACTACATGGCTACGGCCGACAAAATGAATCTTGCCAACTTGGCAAAAGAAACCGGGATTCTCACACTGAATCAAATTAACGAAATGTTTGGAGCGGAGCCATTCCCGGGAGGCGACCGCAGAATTCAATCATTGAATTACATGAACATCAATGAAGTGGACGCATATCAAAGAGGGAAAGCCGGAGTTGAAAAAACAAAGGAGGAGGCAGAGAATGAAAACAAACCAGTATGAACATCGGCTGCTTGATATCCGGGCAGTAGATAGCCAGCAAAATGAAATGATCATTGAAGGATACGCCATCATGTTTGAGAAACCCGCCGCCCATAAGATGGGGGATCAGATGTTTATAGAGGTTATTAAGCGTGGGGCGCTAGATATGACAAATATGAAAGATGTGCCATTAAGATATAACCATAATGACACCTGGATGATCATGGCCAGAACAAGAAATAAATCACTGCAGTTATTGACAGACGAAATCGGGCTAAAGATCCAAGCATCATTGATTGATACACAGAGCAACCGTGACGCATATAAAGCAATCCAGGCAGGGCTTATTGATAAAATGTCCTTTGCCTTTACCATCGCTGAAAACGGGGACACCTGGACGATCAATGATAAAGAAACCATCAGAGAAGTAACCAATATTGATAAGTTGTGGGATGTGAGCGTGGTGGATACCCCGTTCTATGATTCTACTTCTATATATGCTCGGAGCCTTGAATTGTTGGATAATGAAAAAAGGCAGCTGGACAGCCGAAACGAGCAGGAATTACTCAAATTAAAAATTAAAATTAAAGGAGAATTGTAGAAATGAAAAATCGATTAAAGAAATTATTGGCGCAGAAGAACACACGGAAAGCTGAAATCAGCGCAAAGGCAGACGCATCAACAGATGTGGCAGAATTAAGAGGGCTCAACACCGAGATGGAAACAATTAATGCTGAGATCAGAGATCTTCAGGGAATGATTGATGAATTGCCGGAAGATGGCGCAGCGGATCAAGCCGTTGTCGCAGAAAGAACAGTAGCAGTTAACGGACTGATTCCCGATGCAGTAGTAACCAGCGCGGCGTCTCAGGAGGTTCGGAAAGATGTAGACGCAGACAGCGTTGAGTACAGAAAAGCGTTTCAGCAATTTGTGACGAAAGGGACCCCGATCCCAACAGAATTAAGATCAGATGCAAATACCTTGACAACCGATATTGCCAGCGCGATCCCAACAGTTTTGGTTAACAAGATCGTTGAGAAAATCGAAGCGGTGGGAATGATCCTGCCACTGATCACCCAAACATCATTCCCGGCTGGCATTAAAATTCCAACATCATCAGTCATTCCGGTAGCTACATTTGTTGGAGAAGGCGCCAGCTCTGACCGGCAGAAGAAAACAACCAGCTCAATTGCGTTCACAAACTTTAAGCTGCGC